CCCCAGCAAAGGTGTTGCCAGTATCATCAACACTTAGGTTTGCATTTAGTGCAGGGGTGTAATCGAGAACACCAGCCATGGTCAGTGCTGAAGCAACGTCAGCAGAGCACATGATGATGTTGCCCTTTCCACGACGTGTTCTCTGAGCAATTGCATTAGCATCACGCTCAATCTGGAACAGAAGACCCTTAAACTTCTCAACAGACCAACGACCGTTGGAATCAACATCAAGGTCAAAAATACCAGCAGTTGCAGTATTTTGAACTGCACCAGTTTCAGCAGTCTTGTAGATAGTACGAATGATTTCACGGTTAATCTCAGCAAGAATCTCTGTTGAGAGAATATTTGCGAGTTCTGCTTCAGCATTCAGACCGTGGATTGCCTTGAGATCTTGTGCAAGTTCTAATGAATACTCAGCTTTCAGTGCTCTGGACTTTGCAGTAACAGTGATTTTCTCAATTGAGAAAGCCATCTGGTTGAAGGCATCACTACCGGTGCCATCAAGATTTTCTGCATCGGCTGTTGCTAATCCCTGTCCAACGTTATATGCAACTTGAGTAGCACTAGTTGAAGGGTTTAGGGCACCTGGGTTAAGTCCTTGCTGGGCAGTAGTACCCATACCAACAGAACCACTAGTGAAACCTGCAGTTTCATCAAATCCAGCATCTTGACCCGAGAACGCAGTATCGGGTTCGTTGAAGAATGCCTCGGTTCCGTTTTGAAGGGCATACTTAGAACGCATTGCGAAGATAAGTCCAGTAGGACCACTCATTGGTTGAACACCAGCCAGGTCATATGCAACCAAGTTAGGCATTGATCGTCTGATTAGTGAAATCAGAACGGGGTCAAAACCTGCGGTAGGACCGGTGCCCGCGGCATTGGTGAAACCACCACTGCCAACAGCATTAACTGGTGCTTCGGTTAGAAATGAACCAGACTGCTCAAATGCAGACTGTTCACGAAGGAATTTTTCTTGGTTTTCTAGCAGGACTGCGGTTACTGCTCTTCTGTGTGAATCTTTGATTGGATCAAGACCCTCATAGTTGAGGAGAGGTGCCCACTTTTCCTGCAGATGCTCGGAATGGAACATTTGCGTTTACCTTTTACTAAAGTGTGTTTTTTGGTTTGATTTTATGTTAAATTCAGCTTTTGCTAATTGCAGACATCATTTTCAGATATGCGCTCATTGTTCCAGAGATTTGCTCTGGTGAACTATCAACTTGCTCTGATAGTGATTCTGGTTTAGCTTTTGGAGCCACTACTCTTGAAGGAAAATATGCTTCCTTCAAAGTCTCCAATTTTTCACGATATTCTTCGTCACTTTCAAACTCAACACTTTCGGCAAGTGAAGCGAGCTTCTCTTTCTGAGTAGCAGCAAGGCCCTCAGAAACTTGATCTAAGATTCCATCAGCAACCGACTCTGCGAGACGTTTGTTGAGTGAAACATTTTTCTCAATTTGCTCGTTGAGTTTTGTTTCCATTTCATCAAGTTTTTCTACCATACTTTCAAGCACATCATATTTATCTTCAGGGATTGTTACATAATGTTCTTCAAAAAGTCCCTTCAGACCAGTCATGAAGGATTCGCTCAGCTCTTCCTTCAGACCTTTTTGAATGGAAAGTTGGTTCTCAGTGAACCATTCTTCAGACACATACTCAAGGTATGCATCAACTCTTTCGCAGAGTTCGGACTTAATTTCCGAAACTTCTTCAGCAAGTCTTTCTACATACTGTTCTTCAAGAGCTTCTCTAATATCAGAAACTTTTGAACGAAGGGCAGCTTCGAAAATAGTGCGTGCTTTTTCTTGAAATTCTTCGGAAAGTTCCTCACCAGCAAGGAGAGCATTGACATCTTCTTCGATATCAAACTCTTCTTCGACAACTTCTTCCTCTTCTTCGTTATCTTCACTTTCTTCAACTTCTTCAGTTTCTTCCACTTCTACTTCTTCGTCTTCTTCTTCAGAAATAAATTCTTCATCATCTAGTTCCTCTTCTTCCTTCATTGCCTTTGGATCTTCAGCAGATTTTGCGTTCTTATTAACTGCATCCTTTACCTGCTTTAAAGTAGTTCCAGGTGTTTTCAACTTTGCTGAATCATCATCTGGTCTATAGTTTTCTGGGGTAGGACCGCCGAGATCTTCATATGATCCAGCAACCGAAGTATCCATTGGATCTGCTGGTTTTGCGTTAGCGTTTACAGCGGTCCTGGATTGCTTAGTGCCTGCTTCCATCTCTTGTAATTGTTTGCCACGAGACATTTGAACTCTCCGATTTTCCTGTAGTAAATCTATATTTATTTATAAATTATAAATTTGTAAGAAATTCATTGAAAAGACTGAGTTTATAGTCTTCAAGAATTTTTTCATCTACAAGAGTATTAATTCTCTTATAAGTTTGTTCTACTTCTTTTTCTCTTAGAATTCCACCATCCCAAATCCATTCTTTACCCTCCATAATTCCATGAACAAAAGCATCAGGTGCTGAAGGATCTGCAACAATATCAGCAGCCGTTGCAAGCATGAAATCTTCACCAACTTCTGTATATCCTTCTTTATTTTGACAAACAGAACCAATGCCACGAGAAGAAACCCCAAGAGTTACTCCCTCTTTTAAAAGTGACTCTGCAATTTTACCCATCGGAGTTGAAAGAATTTGTGCTTTACCAATAAAATTATTTCCTTCTTTTTGAAGAGAAACAATTTTATGCGAAACTCTGTCTAGATTTACAGTAGGTCCATCAGGGTGTCCTAGCTCACCGAGAGCACGACCTTTATTAACATATTGTTCTGTGTATCTTTTTACCTCTCTTTCCATAACAGGTAAACGATACATTCTACCATTTCTATTTACAACTTCAGTTTGTAAGAAAGGTCCTTGAATATACAAAGTTTTTTTACCATTTATACTTTCGGTAATAACTTCTACTGCTTCAATTTCTTCGGTGATTAGTTTCATCATGCTTGCCCTGAAATTTGTACTTGTTGTAAATGCAAAACAGCATTTCCAGTATCTGTTCTTGCTGCAATTTTGAGGGAACTTTTCAAATTTGCATTTTCTCCAGAGAATGCAGTTGAAATCCCACTTGTATCTTTTCCTATTGTGCATCTAGTTTGATGAAAACCATTAACACCAGAAGATGTATCTACAGAAATAACAGTTTGATGAGTAAGTAAATCGTTGTAAAAACTTTGTGCTCCAGACAAAGTTACACAATCACCAACTCCAAAAGGACATTGAGTTCCCTCTGCAAAAGTCACAATGGTTGTTGTTCCTGTCGTAATTCCAACAATTCTATTAGATGCTTTTGTTAAAGACAAAGTTGCTTCTTTCCCATTGGGAACATAATAATCAGTGGTCGCAGCAGTTGGATTAGTTCCAATTGCAATGTGAGCACCGGCCCCTACAGGAACAACAAAACATTTGATTGAACTGAAAAGGCAGATGATTGAGCAGAAGTTACATTAATTGCGATTGAGGACCCTGCTCCGACTGATCTATGAGCCATTATTTTATTAGATACACTTTTAGTTATTTATTAATTAACAAATCTCTCTCCACTGAAAAAAGTTCAAGAGATCTGACATCATTCACTATTCTTTCGTTTGCTCTTCTTTCTTTTCTTCACTCTCGTTTTTATCAAATACTGTGTTAGCAACTTCTGGTCTAAAAGCATCAATCTTTTCTGCTGATTTTGCAAAAAGTAATTCTTTGATTTTATCACTGACTTGAGATGGTGATTCGTCAGAAATAATCATATCCAAAAGGTCATCCATATCTTTTGATTAAGTAGTTTCTCTTTATTTATATCGTGGCACTCTTGGGCATTTCTGCCGATTTCCCTGATACTTCAGTTGCAGCACCTTGAGATTCTAAATCAGGTTCCATTACTGGTTTTCCCAAATCCATAGGAGCTTGGCCTGCTTCTAATGGTAAACCTTCTGTAGAATCAACTGGTGCATTTGGATCAGGAATAATGCCATCTTTAATTTCTTTTTCAATTAAAGCATTCTGTTCTAAGATTTCTATATCAGTTTGCCTTAGAATTTTGCGTCTCACATAATCTTGTGAGAAATATCGACCAACATATGGTTCAGCAGATGCGACCATTGTTAATCTTTCGTTCAGAAGTTCAGCATCCTTGAGTTCTGAAAAGTGATTATCATAGAGGAAGTCATATTGAATATGCTCACTCATTATTTCCCAATCTTCTGGTGTCACAACATTTTTTAGAATCAGTTGAGTTCTAAGCATATCGTGGAACATATTTGAAAATCTCTTTCTCAATCTTCCAACAAACTTAGTAAATTTGAGTTCATCTCTTAAAATTTCAGATGAACGACCAAGATTAAACCCACCTTCACCATCCATTCTTGATGGTGGAACATTTAGTGAACGATAAAGTTTCTTTTTGAAATATTCAATATCAGTAAGTTCTCCAAGATTTTGTCCACCGGGAAGTGTTGTAATTTCAGTTCCTCTGCCACCTTCACGACGAGGGAGCCAAAAATCTTCCAACAATGACATATATTTTTTATCATCACGAATTTCACCAGTGTTAGCATCGTAGACAAGTTTATTGCGATATCTTTGCATTACATCTCGCAAATATTGTTCTGCTTTTACTTTTGGAAGATTGCCAACATCAATATAAAAAATTCTTCTTTCTGGAGCACGAGATAATCTGTAGATAACAAGAGAGTCTTCAATCATTCTAAGTTGATTGAGGGATTTAATTGCTTTATGAAGATAAGAAAGAGTTGATCCTTTATTTCTATCTACAAGACCGGAAGTGCAATAAGTAATTGAATCTTTTGTAAATTTAACTCCTTCAGTTGTTCCCGACGCATTAATTGTTCCAGTAGGAAAAGAACTTTTTGGATTATAAATGAAGTACTCTTGCAACTCTGGAAACTTATAATTTATTGAATCTGCATTTCCTGAAAATTGTGGAGTTAGATTTCTATTATTATCTTGCTTTTTTAATTGTCTAACATAACGCATTTTCATCGCATCGATATATCTCAGATCTTGAATACCATCTTCAGGACTTTTTAAATCGATAACTTTATGATAATAAAGTCTACCATCAACATACCAATTTCTATATATTTCATGCGCTTTTTTATCAAAGTCTAATAAACTAAGAATAACTTTAAATTCTTGTCGGATTTTATTTTTAATTCCATCACTAGCATTTAAATTATCCAAATCAATTTGAATCGGAGTATCATTTGTATCTGATACAATTGCCTCGTTTACAATATCTTCAATGGCACTATCAACTTCGGGGTGAAGTGCCATTTGACGATATTTTGTAATTAAATCATACTCAGTTCTATAGATTCCCTCAATATCTACATATTGCCCATAGAAACCACTACTTACAGTAAAGTCAGACCCGTCCTCATCATTAGGAACAACGGGTGATACTACAGACTTTGGTAGTTTATTTTCATCCTCAATAGAAAATCCAAAAAGAGATGCCATATTGTAGTTTTAACCTGTTTTCAGTATTTATCTAATTACGTAAGTGATCCAGGTCCACCATTGATTTCAAAATATTGAACTTGCAACTCAACAGTAAATTCAGAAATTGTGTCAGTTGACTCATAAGAAAGATCAAGAGCACTTACATTGGTTGGGAATGTTCCATAAACTTTTACACTTCTCAGAGTTGTAACATTTCCAGTTGTTCCCGTTCTTCCTGTGCCATCGACATCTCTTCCAAGTTGATAAACAACCATGTCTGCGTGATATGATGCTGGATCAGTAAATCCAGTATTGTTATCTAACTTGCTCAGAGTATTCATCCATTTTTCAAAAGCATGACGAAGTTTGAAGTCGCTATCATTAATAATTGTAAGTGTCCATGGATCAAATGTTCTGTCCCCAGCGACTTTTAAAATCCTCCCTCTAAAGGGAACATCAATTGAAGCTACATTTGAAGCAGGAAGATTTGCTGATTTGCACAAAAATCTTCCTTTTGTTAGAGTTGCAGCATCAACACCAACATCTGCTGGGAAGGCCATCTCAACTTCAAATAGGTTTTT